CACCGATGTCCCACACGGCATGTAGTTTGATAAGAGGATCTTTTCCAAAGAATCCGATTCTACCTTCAAGTGCCGCTTCCGATAGGTGTCTAGCATAATACGCACCTTCCAAGACAGTAGCATACTCGCCTTCCCATACATGTGGATACCGATCGGGAGTCATGCGTAAGCAGTCGTCCTTCTCTTGCAATAGTACCTTACTGATCCACGGGTTGTGCTTCCAGTTAGCGTTGACGACTACCGAGCCTGTTGGAGTGTTTGCGCCTCGCAGTAGTTGATCGATCGCGTCTGTTGGCCTGTTAGGGTTCCATGATGCCCAGATCTCTGATCCTTCCTTACGCATGGTTGGTGTCAGTAGTTCTAGCGATCTGTGGCTGAGCGACTGCGCCTCCTCGATCCATGCTCGGTCAAATCCTTCCAGTGACTTGATAGAGTCAGCAGTGTGGTCTTGCATACCAGTGAAGATGATCACCCCATCGCCCGGCGTCTCGATGACTTCCCGGTAGACTTTGAAGCCTGCCTTCTCTCCGAGGTTGTACGCTTGGAGCTTATCCTCGATCAGGCGCTTGGATGATTGCTTGAGTGACTTCTGCACTTCCCGGATACATGCCGCTCGCATGCCCGGTATCCTGACTGAGTCTTCGATCAGTAGCTCGGCAAAGAAGTGAGACTTGCCTGAGCCTCGGCCTCCCCATGCGCCTTTGTATCGTGCCGGTTCTAGCAGTGACCTAAAGACAGATGCTGTCTCGAACCGTAGGATTGCGCTCAAACCTGCGTAGCCTCGATGATGACCCGCTCGATCTTCTGTGGCGACATCGATCCATCACTCGACAGATTGTCTAGCTCTGTGCGCTCTCTGTAGCCGTGGTTGACGTTCATGAGCATCTTGGTCATTGGTGCGTTGAACTCACCTGTAAGACCTCGGTTGATCAAAGTCTTGGCCTGTTTTCTCAGGATTGTCTCTAATGTGTCCGAAAACTCTTCGATCTCATCCTTCCATTTGTAGACTGTAGACCTTGCTACGTCTATGTGATCTGCGAGTCCTTCTACAGTGTGTACGACTTCATCCTCCGGCAGATTCTTGATGTACTCATCTGCCTTCTTCTGGATTGTCGCGTTGTATTTGGTTGGTCTTCCACCTGCCATCTCTGTGCCTATAGCGTCCAAAGTGTTTATAGACGCTTTATACACTAGGGCGATAGTCTTGTTCAATCACGGCCTGTCATTAGTTTGTGCTGATCTAATGCACCGAGAGCATATGCTCCATTGATTATCTTGAGTAGCTCGCTCTTGTACGTCCACTCAAACCTCACCACCTTGATATGATCATGGTGCTTGTTCTCAAGCATGTACCTGCGAACGTGCGGCATCTTCTCCATGTAATATCTTGCACCCTTCAGGGTATCTGTTACTTGCCATATTTTGTTCATTTGGATTTCTCGTTAGCGTCCCACCACAGGCATAGCCAGACCAGTAGTGACACAGTGATGATTAAAGCGCAGGCAAATTCCATTATGCACCGAACCTCTTGGCGTGGATGATGTGCGGGAAGTTGAAGCTCCGCTCGTAGTTGTACTTGTAACGTGCAACCATGATCTCGACTGACTTGTAGGTCTTGCCAAAGTGTTCAGCAGTGTCCTTGATCGATCCGCACTTGCTCCAGTGGCTCATTACATCGTCCACGGTTGGCTCGTTCATTGCCTTGTTGTTCATTCTCCGCCTCTCTCATCTAGGTACGCTGAGTACCATGCGTCAAATTGTTTCTTCTCTAGCTCACCGTAAGTGTCCAGATCACGAGTTGGCCCGCAGTATCTGCAGACCTCATCGCCCATGTTCAGGTGTTCCCTGAGTACGTTGTCCCCGCAGTTGGGGCAGGATGGATGCTTGGGCATGCTCATTCGCCACCCCACTTCTTAGTCAACCAATCCCCGACTAACCCGATGACCCCTGCTACCACAAACGCGGTAGCGAGGCCGAAAACTAAGACAAATGCTTCTGCCATTATTCTTCTCCTTTGATCACGACAATCTTGGTTGGACGCTGAACGATGGTCTGCTTGGCGCCATCGCGCACACCATGCTCTTTGACCTTAGCCATGAACAATACGGTGTCACCTTTCTCAGCAGGCATGTAACCGTTGTTATCCAACTTCTCACCGAGAGAGTTCATGTAGACAACCTTGTTGCCTGCATCGTCTTCCATGATAGTGATGTGGCCAACGCCTGAGTCATAGTAGTGAAACTTAGGACGGTCAAACTCAATAACCGCTACAACCTTCAACTCAAACTGCATGCGCTCGCCGACAACACCAACGTGTTCCAAAGTAGCGTTCTGGGCATTCTTGTCTGCCTCACGCTTTGCGTCCCACTCAGCCTGACGAGCCGCCTGCTTGTCGATGATCTTGCATACGGCGTTGTACTGACCTTCAGTCAACTTGCCGTACATATCCCATGCGCGGTACAAGCTCAGAGCAAACTCATTGTTTGACCAGAACTTGTCATACTCAATGTTGATCAACCAACGCTCGACATCATGTGAACGCTCGAAAGTACGGTGAAACGTCTTGTTAGCGTTTTCCCAAATGTTGCGCTTGATCGCGTTATCGTATGCAGTTTCATCGTGGATAAAAGCCATGTCGTATCTCCTAATTACATTTCAATTTCGACATAACAATTAGACCACAATCAAATACTCAGTGCAACACTTTAAGTTGATCATGATGCATTTTTTATTTGTGCGATGCCTTCAAGCCTTGCCTTAGCCAGACGTACACGGCGTTTATCTTCAAGTGTGAGCTTTCGCGTCTCACCGGCTATGCTCAGGACAATCTCGTCTTCTAGGGCTTCCTGTTGCATCTTCTTGCTGAACACCGGGCGGATATAGTTACTGTCTGGCGGGAATATCTCTGCCATCTCTAGGCCGAGAGCTTGCACGAGCTTTGGCCCATCTGCTCCACACACAAAGCAATGAGCTAACACTGTGCCGTCAGCGCATTCCTTGATGCTCATGTTGAAACCTTTGCCATTGTGTACCGGGCATGGAACTCTCCACTTGTCTTGCCCAGAGTTACGCACTTTGCTGAATTGGTTGAGGATCGTTTCTACTGTCATTTTTCATCCTTGCGTATGCATGTCTTATGTTCTGGCTCTTGATGAACCGATTGACCTCGTCTGACATTCCATCAACACGAGATGGGTTTACGCCATTGGGCCATACACCAAACTTGGCGCGATACTTATGTGCCGCCCAACCATTGCTGTAGCCGCGAGTCTTGGCGTAATACTGTAGCTCGCCGAGCCACTCTGATTTGCGCTCAGGCGTGTAGAGTTTGTTAGCCTCTTTGGTCAACCTCTCTAGCTCTGCGCCGTCATGCTTGATCTGCTCGGTCATTGGTAGCTCGTAGCCGCAACCACAACGCACACCAACCATCTGCCGGTAGCACTGCGGGCATTCCTGCACCTTTGGCTCTTTCTTTTGTTTGACCTGCTGTTTCTCTTGGAATCGCTTGGTTCCATCGTCTAGCTCTGATGGCACTACGGCCTCAGCAAATCCAAACCTGTTCACGTTACCTGCGTGATCGAGGTACACGGCGTTCTCCTTGCCGTCCGCTGTCCGCATGATCCGGCCTGCTCGCTGAACATATGCGATGTGTGACTTAGTCGGGAAGCAGTCGATCAGACAGCTAACCTGCGGCGCGTCATAGCCAGTGTTCAATAGCCGGGAGCAGGACAGGATCGCAAACTCACCTGCGTCATGCGCCTCATAGAGTTCTTGGCGTATCTCGTCATCCATGTATCCATCAATGTGTTCTGCCTTCACTCCGATCGCCCGGAACTGCTCGACAAGAAACTTGGAGTGCTTGATCGATGGGCTGAACGCGATTGTCTGGCGTCCCCATGCATGCTTGACCCAGTTCTTGACGATATCGCCTGCCAGAGTGGCGTCTTTCTCGATAGCTTCCGATAGTGCTTCAGGATCATAGTCTGACCCGCCAGTGGACAGTGTTCTGGTCTTGATACCTTTCAGTGCGATTTGACGCCCGCCGTAGTAATCGACTGGACATAGGTAGCCTTCACCTAATAGATGCTCTGCTGTTGCCGGGACGATCAGGTCATCATAGTACCTGCCGAGTCCCTTGCTGAATGGAGTGGCTGACAGACCGACAAACGGGATGTTGTCGTATGCCTCCATCATCTTCTTCTGATACTCATACAAGGTGTGGCACTCATCCACGATGGCAAAGTCAAAGTTCGCCATGTTCTTCCGCCGGGCTAACGTCTGGATCGATGCGATCTGTATCGGCGCGTGTGGATTGGTTAACTCATGGTTACCCTGCATGACACCGAATGGTAAACCATGACGCCCAAACGCTTCCAGTGACTGCTGAACGAGCTTGATGCGATCGCAGATAAAGATGCCGCGCTTACCTTTGTCGAGTGCTGACTTGAGCATAGCCGCCGCTGTAATTGTCTTGCCAAACGAACATGGAGCCGCAAGCAGTGGTCTTTTCTTTCCTGACGCCAGACTGTCTCTCAGCATCTGTATCGCCAGTTCTTGATGTGGTCTTAGTTGCATATTCTTGATCCTATATTAGCTCTTTTATTAGATCGCCCATCCAAGTTACGCATGGTGTTTCATCCGAATCATTGCGGCTTCTTGGGTCTTTGATGATCCTGCAATCATGAAATGGCTCTCGCATATCAACATAAAAAATACCATCGTTGTGCTTACTGATCAGGAACGCAGGAACATTGATTGCTTCTGCGTACATTACGCAATGAGCTTTTTTATGTAGTGGGCAAAACAGATCGCCCCAGTCAAAAAAATTATGATCGTATCTAGTTTTGACTTCAGCGACTGCAACAACATGCCTTTTGTGTGCCTCGCCTCTGTACAGAACAAAATCGACTCGTTCATATTTACTCATCTTGAAATACTTGACGTTAAACTTTTTGCAGAATTTCTCAATCACGGCGATTTCATTTTGCAAATCTTCCGCTGTTTCTCCAACAAATTTTCTTGGGTCTAGTTCACCCATGAGTCACCTCAAATTTTGGCCATAGTTGTCATTTAGAGGACGTAGGGTGATCCCTGTCCATCCGATACGCTATCGTCCATGCAACCTCAGTAATCAGCAGTGCTTTCAGTCGTGGGTATCTCGACTCGGTAGCTCAACCGTCCCTGCCCGTAGGCGGATCACCTCTAACGCTGTTTGTCCCCGTCCTCAAAGGTTGGGTTGCAATCGTGCTTTCTGGTGCTGTACGACACTGAG